CTGTTAGCAGTAAGTGCACCAGAACCTTGAGCAGCTCCATTTGCGAATGGATTAGATACCATACCATAACGGGTTTTGAAACCAATTTTTGGTTGGAAGCTATTCTCACCAACAGCACGAACCATTTGTAATGGAACGTATGGGCAATAGAATAAACCTGCGTCGAATGCAGATGAACCCTTATAACCAACTACTAGGTAGTTAGCGCCTGCGAATGGATCAACATAAACACGGAATCTTCCGTTAAGAACACCAGCAAAAGTATTGCCACTGTCATCAACTTCTAGAGTGTTGCTGTTAAGTGCAGGAGTGTAATCCAAAACACCAGCCATTTGTAAAGCAGAGGCTACGTCAGAAGAACAGATAACCAAGTTACCTTTACCACGACGAGTTGCTTTAGCAATTGCGTTAGCTTCTTGCTCGATTTGGAACATTAGACCTTTGAACTTCTCAACAGACCAACGACCGTTTGCATCAACATCCAGATCAAAAGTACCTGGGGTTGCAGCACCAGCAGCACCAGCGATAGCAACTGCATGGATTGTTCTAATAACTTCACGATTGATTTCCGAAAGGATTTCAGTTTGAAGAATATTAGCCAATTCAGTTTCAGCGTCTAGGCCGTGAACAGCTTTAAGATCCTGAGCAAGCTCAGTAGTGTATTCTGCTTTTAAAGCACGAGTCTTAGCAGATACAGTTACTTTCTCAATTGAGAAGGCCATTTCTGCGTAGTTAGTTCCACCACCGTCGCCTAAGGCTTCAGCAGCTCCAGTTGCCATACCAGCACCAGTAGTAGCAGCTCCGCCAACAGCAGGAAGGCCGTTTGCGTGAGTACCAGTACCAGAATAGTCAGTATCGCTTTCAGCATAAAATGCTTCAGCACCGGCTTGAGTACCATATCTTGCGCGCATTGCGAAGATTAGTCCTGTAGGACCAGTCATAGGCTGAACACCACAGATGTCATATGCAATCATGTTAGGAACCGCACGTCTTACCAATGAGATAAGAATCGGATCGTAACCAGCAACAGGACCTGCTGCAGTTGACGCACCACTATAACCGCCAGTTCCGGCAGCGTTAGATGGGGCTTCTGACAATAGTGAAGTCATGTTTGCAGAAAGATCACCAGTTTCAGCTAGTGCGCGTTCTGTGTTCTCAAGGATAGTAGCAGTAACTGCTTTCCTATGAGAATCCTTAATTGGTGAAAAAGATTCGTGCCCTAGAATTGGCTCCCACTTTTCCACTAGTCTTGTATAGTTATCCATTATGGATCTCCTTTTTATATTTAATTAAAATTAAGTTAAATAAACCAAATAATTAATTATTCTTTACTTCTTAGTGTTGAAAGCTTCAACTAGAGAATTGATAGAGGCGTAATCAGAAGATGGTTTAATTACTTCCTGTTCCTCTAGAATAATTTCGTCAGACTCAGATTGAACATCATGTTTTTCAACAAGAGGCTTATCACTGAAGAATGACTCCTTGATTACTGATAGATTCTCTGCATATGCATCAAGATCTACAACGTCAAGCTTTTCAGACAATACTTTCAAACGTTCTACCTGGTTTGCAGATAGTCCTTCTGATAGTTCGTCAAATTTTTGTCCTGCTTTGAAAGTGGCAATTTCTTTTTGTAATTCGATATTCTCGTTTACAAGATCATTGGCTTTCCCTTCCAACTCAGTTACATTTGTTTCTAAGTTTGCGACAACATCAACTGATTCTTCAGAAACAGTTACATTGTGTTCAACAAACAAGTTCTTAAGACCTGTCATTAATGATTCAGCCATCTCAACCTTAATACCGGATTCGATTGCGATCTCATTCTCTGACATCCACTCTGAAACAACGTAATCTAAATACTTATCAACATTTTCAGTAATAGTATCTAATTTCTCAGTTACTGCTTCTTCAAGTGATTCGTCTAAAGACTTTGTTAATTCTTCGCGAATTGACTCAGTTCTTTTGTTAACTTCTTCGTTTAACGCGGCTTCAAATACAAGACTAATCTTGCCTTTGAATTCTTCCGATAAATCTTCGCCTGCGATGATAGATTCGATTGAAGATTCAATAACTACTTCTTCGATAGTTTCTACTTCTTCAACTTCAACTTCTTCAGTTGCTGGTGTTTTAACTTTCTCTCCAGCTCCTTTAGGCTCATCAGTTTTGGTTTTCTTTAGCTTATCCTTTTTGCCTTCACCACCTTCTGGGGCTACTGCATCAGGTACACTAGAGACGCCATCATCAGATACGAATGCTTCGTTATTTACGTCTGACATAATTTTCTCCTTTTTTTAATTTGTTTTTCTACAAATAATAATTTTTTGTATTCGACTGTTTTATTTATAAAAGATTAATTTTTCAAAGTACGGATAAATGCCTGGAACATTCCAGCGGCCGCAGCTTCGTCGATTGTCTTCGTTACAGTCCTATATTGTTTTTCTACCTTCTGCTGGATTTCTTCGACCATTTGAGTGGCTCTCCAATTTCCAGAAGCAATATCGTAGTAATACTCTACGTTCTCCATGATTCCATTTACGAACGCATTTGGTGCAGAAGGGTCAGTAACAATATCAACAGTAGAAAGGTGAAAGTCTTTTTGAACTTCCATCACTCCGCCTCTACCTGCCTTGACTGAACCAAGACCACGTGTCGAAACACCGATCTTAACGCCTTCATCTAATAGGCTTTTAACAATTTCCCCCATAGGTGTTGATAAGATTTTAGCCTTACCATAAAAATCGTTATCTTCGCGTCTCATCTCTGTAATTAGATGTGAAACACGATCTCCGTTGATCTGAGGACCATCAGGATGACCTAATTCTCCAAGAGCACGTTTAGTTTCAATGAATTCTTTGTTATAGCGATTCATTTCGTTTTCTAAAGTGGCACTCGGATAAATTCTTCCATTGCGATTTTTTAGATCGCCTTGCATGAAGATTCCTTCAATAAAGTAATTCTTTTTACCGTCTTCTTTAGCTTCGGTAATTACTTCTACGGAATCGTCTCTATATTCTGTTATTAAATTCATAATAGTTTCCTTTATGTGTAGTGGGCAACGCCAACCATTAATACTGCGGTGGCTGCGGTTAAGGTATCCGTAGAATCTTTCTTAACAAATGATTGCCCAGAACCTGCAGTAACTTCGGTTATGAGTTTCATGTTATCGCCTCTTTGTCTATACTGTTTATTTATAATAATTTTTTTATACTCACATTTCTAGTATTTTTTCTAAGGGTGACAGGTCTTCATCTGTCCAACACCCCATATTCATCATACGAGATAGGTACTCCTTGACATTATCTATGCGACCTTCCCACTCAGGGTAGCCCATTACAGATGGCCTTCCATCGTTTACTAGGTCGACCATCCCAATACAATTGGCGTAGTATTCTGCTATATCTGTTTCTGTTATTTCACTCATTTCTGTTATCGCGGTGTCTATGATTTCACTCATTAAAACCTCCTTATCTCTTAAACTCGTCATTTAATCCGTCTGCTAAGGTCTGGCACTCTGCGTCGGTGAAAGGTCTGTTAGCAAAGCCTGACTCCATAACACCAGTGTAAGTTTCACCTTGGCCAGAGTAGTATGCATCTGCAAACACAGGTGTCGCACTGTTCGCATCAGTTTTTATACCATAACCAGCGGCACCTGTGAAAGTTTGGCTGGCAGCATCAACTGAGTATGTGCCATTCCTAACCCATGCATGTGCGGCACCGCTGCTGGTGGTTCTTAATACCAAGGTAAGCACTCTAGTATTCCCTGTTACAATGCCATCGATGTTAGCATAATCGCCACTGGCAGTTGTGGCTGCAGGCCTCCTGTATGAGATGCGATTATTACCGGTCTGCGTGAATATCAATGGGCCATCGTATTGATCAGCGGAACCAACGGTTGATGTGGTTGATCCTGCAGCAAGGCCGTAGTAATTCCAAAGTCTTTGCCATGATGTACGCGTTGAGTGAGGTATAAGTGTTAACCAAACAGTGAAACCGCCGTTACTTATAATATCTGAGTTTGAGCTAGTAGCTACTGATGTTTGTAAGTCTGAACCACTTGTTAACGGTAAATAGTATTTCGTGACTCCAGCTGAGTTACTGTATGAGTTAACAGTAGATGCGACTAAGGATGTCCAAGTACCTGTGTACGCAGTATCCTCGCCATTAGACAAATCTATAGCTGTGTTAACTGCAACACTTGCCCCACTTTGAGCAGACATCACCCACTGTAACTCAGGTGCAGATACTCCGTAGTATCCTTGAGGCAATACCTCATAGCCATCATAATAGTTTTTACTAAGTTCACCGAGAATTTTTGTCTCGCCGGCTCTTCTAGTCTTAACATAAATCTTTTGCGGATTACCACCGTTTGGCGGAGTGAATGTTCTGATACCGCCTGCAATAGTTCCATTGCAATGTTGGTATACATTAATATCAACCATACCACCGGTCATTAAGCTAGCAGTATTGTCGTATTCTAATAAGCCGTTAGACCCCGGAACATTCACCCAAGCCATTAGATAGCTTCTTTAGCAAATTCAAGAATTTCAGCAAAACCTGCTTCGTCAGCAACTAATACACTATACATTTCTTTCGTATTTGTTTCTGTTAGTTCACTGAACATTTTATTTAAAACAGTTGCATCGGCTTCTGATACTTCTATTACTGTTTCACTTTGTAATTCAAATGATCCTG